CATTACCACCAACACCAGCCACATTACCAGCAGCAGCAGAAGCTTCAAACCCAGAGCCACCCATGCCCAGCGACAGCATGATCTTATTACGAGCGGCAGTGGCAATCATCTGTGAGATCATCGACTTGAATGAACCGACGATAGATTTTGCGAAGCTCTTGAAGTCTTTTAGGCCATCAGCTATGAAGTCACCGAAGGCATTAGATACACTATCTATAGCCTTAACCATTGGTGCTTCTAGTTCCTGACGGAGTTTCTCAGCGGCCCTTTCGGCATCTGTCATACCCTTTTTTAAGTTCTTAGTTTCTTTTGTTACATCTTTAAGCTGTCTTCTAAACTCATCTAAATTAGTGAAGTCCCTTGGGTCTCCCCCACGACCACCAGCATAACCTGAGTCTCCAACTTGTGTTAGGGCAAGCCTAGCTGCCTCTGCTTCTGCTAGACCTTTTTCTGAACCCAATATATCATCATAAGCATCTGCCATAGCTTGAAGTTTATCTAAGCGATCTTGATACATTTGATTTAAGGCATCTACAGATTTACCTAGACCCTCTTCTGTGCCTAAAACATCTACATACTCATTAGCTGTATCATCAATAGTGCCAAGTCTACTTTCGTAAAACTTATTGGTTCCCACTGCTGCCGCACTTAGTCCCTTCTCAGAGCCTAAAACATCTACATACTCGTTAGCTGTATCATCAATAGTACCAAGACGATCCTCGTAGAATTTATTTAACGCTTTTTCCGCTTGCGATAAACCCTTGGAGGAACCTAGAATATCTTCGTACAAGTTTGCGGTGTCGTCTATAGTACCGAGACGATCCTCAAAGAGCTTGTTTAAAGCCTCTGTCTCAAGAGCCAAGCCCTCTTCTGTACCTAGAATGTCCTTATGGGTTGAAAGGGTCTTTGTCTTAACGGTTTGAGCCTCTTGCATTTTAAGCAAGCTCTCCCCAAGTTTCTTTATTAACTCTTCTTCTTCTTGATTTCGTTCCCCATCAAGATCAGCTAGGGTTTCAGCAGAATTAAGTAACCTTTGGGTGGCGTCTATTTGACCCTCTAAGTTACCCTTGGATGCAGCTAGGGCATTTTGCGCACCTAGAAACTCTCCAGTTAAAAGTCTAGCTTCTTTAACGGCTTGCTTACCCGATCTTGTGAAAGCCATCATAATGTTGACATCAAAGAACTCTGCGATCCCAAGTCTCTTCTCACCGTCACCTGCCACTTGATACAACTCAACCAATGAATCACTCAAGCTATCAATGGCTCTCTGAGCTTCATTCTTAGCTATATCACGCAGTAGTGCTAGAGTCCCTTTGATCTCAACCGAGGCAGAACCAAAACTTTCTTCAAGCTCCTTGTTTGACATAGAGGCTGCGCTTGTGGCCTTAGTCAACTCTTCCAGAGCATCTGTGGTATCCTTGACAATCTCCTCGTAGTCCCTTAGCTCTTTACCTGCCATGAGGGTCTTTGCTGCCATACCACCTAGAGCGGAACCTACGGCTATGATAGCACCAATCACAGCCCCTTGAGGGCCAAAGATGCCAGCGAACTGAGAACCCTGTTGACCGAAAGCGGTAAAGAAACTTGTACCAGACTGTAGTTGTACTGCGAAATCCTGTAGCTGGAAACCACCCTGTTGCAGTGCAACATTGAACCTGTTCATGGACTTACCGCCAGTGGCAGCAGCAGTACCAAATCTCTTTTCTACTTTTGCAGCTTTAGAAGCCCTCTGTTGGAATACAGAAAGTTCATTGTTTATTTGACGCATACCTTTGGCATAAGCAGCTTCCGTAGCACTACCTTTACTGAGGGCATTGTTTAATTGCTTAACTTCGGATTCAAGTCTGTCGATTGTACGGATGTTATTGACAACAGAACCACCCATCTTGTCAAGATCGGCAGTAGCTTGTTTGATATTAGTGTTAACGTCAATGCCAATTTGAATCAGGTCAGCCATTATCTTCCTCGCCAGTAGTTTTAATCCAGAGGTTATCCAGAGACTTTATAATGCTTACCTCCCAAGGCGAAAGGTCTACACTTGTAATATCACACCATGCTTTAATGATGTCATAAGATATTGGGTTAGGGCCACTCATACCGTAAGTTCTACCATCGTGTAGTTCTATGAAAGTTGCCCATAGGTGAGAGGCTGCATCAGGGAAGATTGCGTCAGCATTAGCTTGCTCAATCTCTGCTAGTTCTTTGCCTAGCTGTTTGGCGACTTGGGCTAGGTGGTCGGACTCTGTAGCCTTACCTTTGCTACCAGAGACCTTCCTACCCATCCTAAAGGAATACTCAGCGTACTCCTCTAGTTCAGCCTTTACTTGTCCAAAAAAGCCTGTGCATCACCCAAGGCAGCATCAACCTGTTCACGAACCCAAGGGAGTGCGTCAAACACTTCTCGTACCTTAGCTTCTGTACAGTCTGGTTGTTCACCACTAAGGGTAATGTTCCATCCACTCACGCACTTTACCAGAAGGTCTAATGCGGATGCTTCAATTTCCTCAGCAGTGAGGTTGAGCTTACCACCAGTCCGTTGCGCTTTCATCAAGCGGCGGTTCTGTTGAGCGTGAGAGATAGTTTTGTATTTCTTTGAGTATGGCCCATGTACTGTAATGGTCATCTCTGAACGATCCTCATTAGTCAGGATTTCAGAGTTAACGGGATTGTACAGGGTTACATCTGTAGTTTCTTTAGTAGTACCAATGTTCATCAAGTCCATGTCGGGATTCCTTTTGATGTGTTGTCGAGGTTATGTCGGGTGATTTATAGTGGGGAGGCATCAGACCCGACACCAACGCCTCCCCGCCCTAGCTAGGGATTACGCTGTGCGTGTCATCTTCAAGTTTGTATTCTCAGTTGTGTCGTACAGAGCCACGAATGGCAGTGTAATCAAACGAGACTGAGGGTTTTGAAGTGGTACAGACGCACCATTATATTTTACACGAGGGAACTCAAATGTATATGCGTTGGAGCCTGTAGGATCGTCAACAGATACGGTGATTGAGCTTTCAGTTTCGTTCAGGAACTTGTTGATGAGTGTTTCATCTTCGTAGTAAACTGTCATTGTACCTTCAACAACAGCACTACCAAACTCAAGAGACTGTGCATTGTCAGCGCCAACTACGAAAGTAGGGGCCAAAGAGTTAGAGAGGCTAAAGTCAATCGAAGTCACGATGGAAATACCTGAGCCACCATCTGTGATAGTACCTGAGTAGCTATCGAAAGGTGAGTTAGTTGTCGAAGCTGTTGGTGTACCACCAGTGGAACCTGTTGTACCAGCCTGTGTCATACCTTTGCCAACCATGTCGAAAGTCGCTGTGACCATTTGGTTAGGGGCGATGGAAAAGCTGGCGGTAGAAACTGCCATACCTGTGAACAGACGGAACTGAGCAATGTCGTTAGCTGCATCTTCGATTGTAAAGAACTTAGGTGTAGTACCAACCTTCAAGACGTTTGTAGCATACGAGTTAAAGAAAGCTGATTCTAGCAGTTCGTCATAGTCACCTTTACGGAGATCAACTTCGATAGAGCCACCAGCTTGCTTGTTACCGTGACGGTCAACTCGTGTCATACGGTCAGCTTGGATTTCATTACCTTCAACACGATCTTTGGTCAAGTCCAAGGAGTGTGAGTTAATCGGAAGGTTAGCGAAAGTGGGTGTGGATGGCGTAGTGCCGAAAGATGTCTCTGCAATGTACGAGAGACTGGAACGGCTACCTTGTGCAAAAGCCATGTTTATTCTCCTTCAAGAATAGGATTAGTATTTGTTGGTTTCTTAGCTTTTGGCTTTTCCGTGCAGGAAGGATCAACAGCCGTAGCTACTTTAGCGGGAACCTCATCTCCGATGAGATATGTCTTGCCTGAGTAGACAAAATTCTTACTTGCTTTAGTCATAGTGGTTCTTTCTTTATGAGTAGATATACCAGCCGATATTAACTACCGTGTAATACCACGGGCTATCTACGAAGCCATTGTCTCTCTCAGCGTAGTCAATGGAGACTATGAATGTCTCAGCATCACCGTTAGTAAAAGAGATGTCAGTTGTAGCTTCAAAGGCTGTCATAACCTTGTTGGATATATCGTCAGCAGTAGACGGGCCATTACCTTCGGGTGTGTAACAGAACACACGGAAGACGCCTTGATACCGTTGTTGCGGATTTAAGCCTCGTACAGCGGGTCTACGAGACGTTGGGACAAAGGATACCTTGAGGAAGCTAGTGCCTGTCTGAGGCTCGAATGAGACGTTCTCATAGGCTATTCCAGAGGGTAGTCCAGCGGTATTAGCTAAGTGGCTCTCAAGAGCGGCACGAATGTCATTGTAAATACTCATCCGAACTGGTTCCTAATCTTTGCGAAGACGTGGTAGCCTGAGCGTCTCCAGTTAGTACCATCCTCAACATCTCTAGCGTGAGGGGATCGGTTACGAAGAGTGAACCTTGCATCACCAGACTCTAGAGTTGTCTTAAAGTCTATACGATCTATGTCACCGATAAGCTGAGAGTAGGCTTGGTCTTTCATGGCTTGTGGGTTCTGGTTCTTGGGCCTGTTGTCTGAACTTTTGCTCCTACCGCCACCAAAACCTGCTTTACCAATGGAAAATGAAGTTACATAAGCACCTGTGTCGATAGATTGGTCAGGGACAGCAACATAAACTGCGTAGGAAGCTATCTCATCAAACTTTTGTTCAACTTCATCAGCTACTCTGTTTTCTATCTTATCCTTAAAGGCGTTCATTGTTGCTTGAATACTCATCAGTCTCTAACCTCACACACATAGCAGATAGCAAGACCATCACTGTAGAAGGTTTGTACCGATACGATTTCGTATGTATTACCAAGACCAATAACAGTGTCTTCATCGTCAGGGACGACAGCAAGACCTAGTGCTGGAATAATACAGCGGCTAGACCCACGGCGAACTTCGTCACCAATGGGAAGCCCCACAGAGAAATTAAAGAAGTAAGAACTTACAGTATAGTCTGTGGTGGCTGCACCATCTACTGTACCTGTAGCAGGGTTATAGGTTCCAGCCGTACTGGTCTTCCTGAGTGTTACATCGGAACCAAAGTCTCTCACGAGATTTAGTAGGTCAAAGGAGCGGAATGACATATCTTACTCCTTATTCGTATTCAGGTGTTTGGTAGCTTGGTGGGTTCTTAAAACGATCTCTACGGAAGGAGCCTTCGATACGGTTAGTGTTAGCTCGTACAGCCTCAACGGTACTCTTAGTGATACCACCAGCTAAGACCCCTACCGAAGCACCTGCGGTCTTACCTTGGTACTCTAGGTTATCTGCTAGAGCCATATACTGCTTGGCTAAGTCGGAATAGTCAGCACTCAAAGCACCACTTAATTGTGTCGTTACCTGTCGGGAGTATTTAGAGGCAATGACACGGGCAATCCAAGCTCCTGAGTAATACACGTTACTGCCGTTCTCAGAAAGGGCAAACGTAACCTCTTCGTTTTGAACCTGTTGGTCATCAGTGTTAGTATCGCCAACCAATAGGCGTACTGTATTGAGACGACCAGAGGCCGTGGTAGTGTCCAAGTCTGTAGGATCGTAAGACCATGCCATGTAAGTCGTCTCCGTTGTTATTAGTCAGCGAGAACCTTGTCTCGAATGTCGTAGAAGTCTTCCGTAATCCAGCGATTAACATTAAGGAAGCGCCTGATTAGGCCACGTTGCTTGTCGTCAATCTTAGACTTCTTACACTTCTTAGCTTCAAACTCTGTCTTACTGGAGGTACGTTTGTTTACCTCGACATTAAGTAGGTTAACTAAGGTCTCTAAGTCTTTACCAGCTAGTTCAGACAGTCGATCTCCAACCTTGTTCTGAACCTCAAGCTCTTTGTTGTGGTGAATGTAACCAGCGGCGTATAAGGTAGAAACCTTGTCTTGGTCTATCCCTCGCTCTGCCCAGTTAAAGTGATCTCCACGTTTCCAATTCGTATTATCCGCCAGTAAAGGCATCTTGATAAACACAGGCCAATCGACCTGCCAACCCAAGTATGTGGGGTGCATAGGGACTCTCCATTATATGAATACTGTTATGTTCTGTTATATATTGGGTTGTACCCCAAGCCGTTAAGCTCAGGGTACACCTTTAGTAGTATCGCTTAGGCGATTACGGCTGAGAAGAAGTAACCCAAGTCAGCGCCTGTGACTTTCATGTCATAGGACATTTTAACTTGGATGTGTTCTGCAACCTGTTGACGCTTGAGAGCATCGTCAGAGAAGGACTCAACGGTAACACCGAGGTTGTTTACGCCGGGAACTGAGTTCCATGCGAATGTCAGACCAGCGGCAGGGGTCATCAGACCTGATGCACGAGGTGTGTGTACCAACAGAGCGTTCTTACCACCGATGAAGGCGTTGGCTTCTGCCAGACCTTCGGCAGCACCGTTCTTAACAGCTTCCATGACGTAGAAGTTCTCTACTTCAAAGATTTCTGCCAGTTTAGCATCTGTAATCAAAGCTGTGTTTGTTACAGTTGCGCCACCGTTCAAACGG